AATCAGGCGTTCCTCGCGCGCGTCGAAGCCGGTTCGGCCTTCACGCCGGGGTATACTGCCGGTACTGTGACAACCCCGTAATCAGGAGCATAAATGCCCCCGCGCACGCCTAACACCCCGCCGGAAGGCGGGGATGAAAACCTCGAAAACGATCTGCCGTCCGCAGTTGAGACGCCGGAACAGCTCAAGGCCCGAATCAAGGCCCTGGAAGCCGAACTGGAAAAATCAACCGCTGGCCGGCTGATCGCAGAGGAAGAGTCCGCCCGTCTGTCGGCACAGGCGCAGTCGTCCATGTTCACGACCAACGTCACCGAGCGCTTCTCGCGCAAGACGTCGGACGGCGTGGATATGTGGTGGTATCGTATCGACCTGGCACCGTGCGGGGGTATCGATATCCGCCTGAATGGACAGCAGTATGTCCACGGCACAACGTACGAATTCACCACGGACGTGCTGCGCAGTGTCAAGGAAATCGTGGCCCGCACATGGGATCACGAGAATAACATCAACGGGGCGAATGAAAACGCCTACAAGGTGGCTCAAGACCGCGTGCTGCGCGGTGGCGACCGCCGTCGATAAGAGGAACCAAAGTGAGCGAACAGACCGCAGTTCTCGGCAATTTCCAGATCAACCTCCCCGCGCCTAACGGTGCGTCTGTGTCGATCAGCGGTTACGTCTACGAATCCGAATCGCTGGGGTCGCTGAACGAACGCATGGACACGTGCCGGGAAGCCCTGATCCGCCAGCAGGCGATTCTCGAAGTGCCCGTCCTTCAGAAGGAAGTCGAAGCACTGGAGCGCATGCTGGAAGACCATCGCAAGGCGTATGCTGACCTTCTGGAGCGCTCGAAGGCAAAGCACAAGCTCACGAGCCAGGATGACGCATCGATGCGCAACCTGCCGGTCCAGATCAAGCAGATTCAGTCCAAGCTCGAAGAAGGTCAGGCGAAGATTGCGTCCGTGAAAAAGGCAGCGTAATGGCTTACCTCCAGGCGCAACAGATTGTTAGTCTGGCCTGTGCGATCTGCAAATGCCCCGGCTTTACGCAGATCGGCGGCCAGATGCTTAACATGGCCCTGGAGGATCTCTGGTTGCATCGCGACCTGAAGATCAATCGCGTTACCGAATCCATTCTCGTACAGGCGAACAACTTCGGCCCGTTCACGCTGCCGTTGAACTATCTGCGCACGTACGATCTGTTCTTCGAACAGAACAACCTGCCGTACTTCCTGAATCCGATCAGTACGGAAGAGTACGACCAGGAGTTTAAAGACCCGTCGATTGCGAACTACCCGTACGAATTTATGACCATCCTGGTAGATGAAACGACGGCATTGGCGCAGAACTCGGCGGGCACGCTATTCATTTATCCGCAGTCATCCGGTCAGATCACGCTGACGCACCGCTACATGGTGAAGCAGCCTGATATCACGGCGCCGGAGACTTCAACGGTCGTCCCGTGGTTCCCGGATCAGGACTATCTCATCAAGGCGACAGCAGCACGCCTGATGGACATCACTGACGATACGCGGCGAGAAAGCTTCCTCCAGCAATGCCAGAACATGCTGCGCGTGCATCTCATCATGGAAGGCGACGAACAGCAGGTTGTGAAGTCTGTACGCCTCGATCCGCGTCGCTTCCACTCGAACCGCAGTCTAAAACCGACAAAAATCACCGACTAAGGAGACCGTATGGCAATCCGCAACGGTCAACCGGTACGCTTCACGCCAAAAGGGATCTGTGACGCGTTCGACGCAACAGACGCCTTCCCCGGCGCGTGCTCTCAACTCCAGAATCTTGTTTTTGACCAGGGGAACCCGGAAATCGTGGTTTCCCGACCGGGAGTCGGCAATCCGTTAACGTCGTTCGGCAGTTTCACGACGCCGACTTTCGTGTCGGTGCATATCGTCATCGGAACCGTGGTTTACGGCATGGTTTCGACCGCGCGCAATGCGAACCACGATGAACCGTTCGCGTACGATACCGCGACGAACTCTTTCATTACGATATCAGGCGTGACGGCGGCTAACACTCCGCTGTCCCCGTCAACTACTGGCCCGTGGACGCCACCTGTCATGGCAGTGGTAAGCACAAAGATTATCGTTGCCCACAACGGGTTCAGCGGCACGGGAACTAATTTCTTCGGCGTGATAGACATCACGACGCCAGCGGCGCCCGTATGGAGTTCAACTAACACGGCCACGAACGCCCTGCCGGCAGTACCTACCGCTGTCGCGAACTACAACAACCGCGCGTGGTTCGCGGTCGGCAGCATTCTTTTCTTCAGTGACGTTCTGAACCCGACTACGCGGACGAATGCAACGCAATCCGTAACCGTGGGTGACACCACACTGGTTACTACGCTGTCAGGTCTTCCTATCCAGACTACATCGTCAGGCGTACAAGCTGCGCTTGTCGCGTTCAAGGGCGGCAGTATCTGGCAAATCACAGGCGACACGGCGACAAACAATCTGGCGCTGAACTACATCACGCTGACGACGGGCTGCGTGTCGCCCCGCAGCGCGGTGCAGACACCGTACGGGATTTTCTTTGCAGGCGTCGATTCTCCTTACGTTCTGAGCTATTTCGGCACGTTAGGCCCTCTGTCAAGTACGCCCGGTCAAGGGGGCGGGGTTGCGGATCTTCAGCAGCCTTTCCAGAACGTGACGGAGCCTACGCGCGTCGCGGCGGGGTTTTCCGGGAACATCTATCGCATCTACATGGCGACCATCGTGAGAGGCGCCACGGCAACGAACGATTACTGGTACGGTATCCGGCGCAACCGATGGACGGGGCCGCATACGTTCTCCTACGACTGCGCTTCACAGTTGGGGGATTCGTTCATTATTTCGGGTGCTGCGCACGGCGCCGCGCTGTTCAAAAGTGATTCGATCCCGACCGCAACCACGTCATACACAGACAACGGGGTGCCGCTTACGAGTCACCTAACGTCGTCTTCATTTCCGAAGACAGGCCATATGCAGGAAGTGCAAGTCGTTGAATCGACACTTGAACTGTCTTCGTCTGGTGCCTCGGTAAATTACAATATTGCGGCGCTCAACGATCAGACAAATGTGATCGGTTCGACGTTCGTCAATACGCCGGCCACGGGCTTTCTGTGGGGCGCTGGCCTGTGGGGCACTGGGGTCTGGAGTACAGGCGTTAACATTCCGCACGTGTACACAATCCCCTGGACTGCGCCGCTGGTGTTCCAGAAAATGGCGCTCGATGTCATGGCGACTTCCTCTAACAGTGTGTCCATCGGGTCTTTCTTCGCCCGGTATCAGGACACCGGATACACGAATATGGGCAGCTAATCATGGCGATCATCGGCACTCTCCCGGTTACGTTGCAAAATGGCACGGTCGCGGACGCTAACCAGGTGATGAGCGACTTCAATTTCATCGTCAACCAGGTGAACGCGAATGCACTGGCGAACACGGCGGTTATCGGCGGTACGCAGCTAATCAACGTGCAGGTATTTCTCGTTTCCGGAACCTACACGCCTACCGCGCGCACGACGCGCGCCTATGTGGAAGTGTGGGGCGGCGGCGGCGCGGGCGGCGGCGCACCGACGACTGGCGTAGGACAATTCTCGATAGGTTCAGGTGGCGGCGCGGGTGCGTACTCGCGTGGACTGATCGCGAGCCCGGTAAGCGGGGCGGTCGTCATCGGCCCCGGCGGATTAGGCGCGGCAGGCGGCAATGGCAACACCGGCGGCACAACTGGTTTCCAGGGTTTGATCGTGTGCAACGGTGGCGCGGGCGGAACCACAGGCCCCTCCGGTACGTCGCCTATCACGAATCCCGGAGCGGGCGGCACGGTAGCCACTCCAGGTAGCATCCTGAACGTGGCAGGGCAGGCAGGCGGCGCTGGGTGGGCCTATACGACAGGACTAATCGGGGTATCCGGGCAGGGCGGCAATTCCTTGTACAGCGCGGGCGGGGCGTCGGTAGCCAGCGTTAACACAGTCGGCAATAACGGTATCGGGTTTGGCGGCGGCGGCGGAAGTGGGGCGTTCAACGGTGCGTCGCAAAGCGACAGGGCAGGCGGTAATGGTGCGCCGGGGTTAATCATAGTCTACGAATACGCATAACATGGAAAGAGGGCCGGGGAATGGAAAACAGAACGCTCACCGAGGGCGATGTCAAGGCGATAGTCGATGAACTGGAAAGACGGGCTGCGCAGCGCTTTCAGCTTAATATCGGGAAGGGCGTTCTCTCCCTGGTGTGGAAGGCGTGTTTCTACCTCATACTCTGGCTTGCCGCCTACGGCGCAGCTGGCGGTTTCGGAAAGTTCTTTAAATAGGAGTCTTATCATGTCGTTTTGGGATCAGATCGAAGCAGATTACAACGCGGTAATCTCTAGCGCGGATAGCGTAGCAACGAAACTGGAAAATCTCGTTGGTATCCAGACGCGCGCGCAGCAAATGACGACGCTTACGTCGCAGATCACAGCTATCGTAGACGACGGCGCGAAGGCGACACCTGACAAGGTGACGGAGATCCTGACGGCGACGGGCAAACTGTGATTCCAGAAGAACTGGCCGCTTGCATTGGGATTCCTCTCGCTCGCGCGCAAACGTGGGCTGATCCGCTGTCTGCGGCAATGGCGCTTTATGCGATCGATTCGCCTAAGCGCCAGGCTGCGTTCCTCGCGCAGATCGGTCACGAATCCGGGCGACTGGTCTACGTAAGAGAACTGTGGGGCCCCACGCCCGCGCAGGAGCGATACGAAGGCCGCGCGGACCTCGGCAACACCGAGAAGGGCGACGGGTTCAAGTTCCGGGGCCGGGGGCTGATTCAGGTCACGGGCCGCGCGAACTACCAGCGCGCGAGCGATGCGCTCGTTCTGCCGTTGACGGACCATCCGGAGTTGCTTGAACAACCCGGCAACGCTGCGCAGTCGGCTGCGTGGTTCTGGAATACGCACGGTCTGAACGTCTGCGCCGAACTGATGGACTTCGAAGGTATTACGAAAGTCATCAACGGCGGGCTGAACGGGTATGACGACCGCGTGAACCTGTGGAAGATGTGCTGCACCGCGCTTGGCGTCGGTGACGGCTACTGGAGCGAATCATGGCACTAGATCCGATCACGGCTGGACTGGACTTCGCAAGCACTATTGTTTCCCGCATCTGGCCGGACAAGTCGCAGCAGGAACAGCAGCAATTGGCCGCTGTCCTGACGATGGTTCAAGGGCAGATGGCGATCAATCAGGCTGAAGCATCGAACGAAAGCACGTTCGTAGCAGGCTGGCGCCCGTTCATCGGCTGGGCGTGTGGCATGGCCTGCGTATGGAACTGGATGGGCCTGCCTATCGCGAAGCTCGGATTGACGCTCGCCGGCCACCCGATCACGTTGAGCCCCGCTGACCTGTCGGAGATGATGCCGGTTCTCATGGGTATGTTAGGGCTTGGCGGTCTGCACACATTCGAACGCGTAAAGGGCGTCAGCAAATGAGGAACCTTGTAAAGATCGCAGCGGGTATCGACACGGCGCCCATGCTTCTGGAAATCGCGCGCCAGCCGAAACTGTGGAACCGGCACACGGTAAGGAAGACCGCGCCGGAGACTCCGCACGCGGCAATGGACGATATCTGGCTTCGGTACAACGACGAAAAGCCGTTCAAGGAATCGGGCGACTACTCGAAGTTCAACGATGAGCACGACGCCAAATTCTACCCGGAATGGTTCGCGCTGCCGTCGCTCCACCAGGTGGTGTTCGATCTCGCGCACCGCGTGCGCGCGGTCCGCATTGGCGGGGTAATGATTACCCGCATCCCACCAGGCGGGCGCATCGAACCGCACGCGGACGACGGCTGGCACGCGAAGTATTACAATACCAAGCTGTACGTGGTTTTACAGTCCAATCCGCAATGCGTGAACCGCGTGGAAGAAGAGCGGGTTGCGATGGCGCCAGGCGAAGTCTGGTACTTCGATAACCTGAAAGAGCACGAAGTCACGAACGACGGTCCGGATGACCGGATCACGCTGATTATCTGCCTGCGGTGCGAGCGATGATTAAGCATCACTTTTCAGCCGGCGGAGTGTACGCGCGCGAGCAGACGCTGAACGCCGGTCAGGAAGTCGAGAAGCACACGCACGACTACGACCACTTGAGCTATCTCGGCGCGGGCCGCGCGCTGGTGGAAGTGGATGGCGAATTGCGGGTTATCGACGGCCCTTGCATGCTGGAAATCAAGGCGGGCAAGAAACACCGCATTCAGGCATTAACAGACATCACCTGGCTCTGCATTCACTCGGAAGCGATAGCGGACCCGGACATCGATAAGGAGTAAATCATGCCTTGGGGAGTCGCAGCGGGAGTCGCCGCATCGGTCGCAGGTTCAGCTATTTCGAGCGCTATTTCGCCATCTCCTTCCGGCGGTTCAGGTGGAGGAGGCGGGTACTATGTGCCTACGGGTTTGCAGCCCGCCGACCAGCAGTGGCAGGGTATCCAGAACCAGAACTACAACAAGTACATGGGGTATGACCTCGACCAGTACGGGTTGAATTCGCTCTGGCAAGGCATTCAGGCGGGCCAGCAGTACGGCCCGCAGGTGCAGAACGCCGCCAACCAGGCGGGCGCCCAGTATGGCTACCTTGGGCAACAACTGAACAATGCCGCCGGTATCCAGTTTGGGCAGCAACAGAATCTGCTGAACGCGGGCGCACAGGCGTATCAGACCGCGCTCGATCCGCAGAGCGCGCTTTACAACCGGTCAATCCAGCAATTGCAGGACCAGACGGGCGCCACAAACAGCATGTACGGGCTCGGGTCCAGCGCTGCCGGCGCGGGTGTTGCGAACCAGGCACTTGGTAACTTCAATATCGACTGGCAGAACCAGCAACTGCAAAGGCAGCTAGCGGGTTTGCAAGGTTACGGGCAGGCGGCGGGCGCCGCCGGGCAGGCGGCGGCGCAGGGCGGCGCACTCGGCGGCGCGGGGGCGGGTTACACGCTTCAGGGCGGGCAGTTGCCGTACCAGACCGCGCAGGATATTGCCGCCAATCAAGGGCAACTGGCGGGGCAATTCGGTCAGTTCCTGAACCAGAACGTGTACGGCCCGGGTCAGGCGATCCAGAATCAGTACATTCCGTACGCGAACCAGGGGCAGGGTGCGCAACAGGTGGCTTACCAGAACCAGGCGCAGGCCGCTGGTGCCGCTGGCGCGCTCGGCGGTCAGGCAATCGGGCAAGGCGTACAAGGTCTCGGCAGCGCGTACCAGAACGCAGGCAGCTGGGGTAACCTGTTCGGTGGTACTACCGGATCATTCGGCGGCGGCGACTTCAGCGGCGCATTCAACTCCAGTCCCTATTACAGCGGTGGCGGCAATAGCTACGGCTTTACGATGTAAGGAGGCAACATGGCAGGAATCGCGGGGCTTCCCTACTTCATCCAGTACCAGGGGCAGTTGCAGGAGCAGGAGCAGGCGCGTCAGCAGCAGCAGATGCAGCTTTCGTTGTTCCAACAGCAACAGGCCGACAGACAGCGTCAGCAGGCAGCGCAAGCCGCTGCCGGCAATGCCTTGCCGCAACTTCTGCAAAGCGGTCAGGTAGCCGCACAGCCGCAGCAGGGGCAAATGCCGCCCCCTCCGCAGCCTCCGGCTCCCGGTCAGGCTTCGCAGCCTATGCAACCGCCTCAAGGCGCGCCGATGCCCGGTATGGGTCCGGCGCCGGGTGGCGCGCAACCTCCGTTGCCTCCCGGCGGTGTTCCGCAGGGTGCAGGACCGCAGCAGCCGTTGCCGCCTTTCCGCCCGATGCCAACCACGCCTCCGCAATCGATGGCGCCGCAAGGCGCGATACCCGCGCCGCCGGCTCAGGCTGCCGCAACCGCTCCGCAGCAAGGGCAGGGCGGCCCGCTGTCGCTTCAGGGCGCAGTAAAGGTACTTCAGGATCAGGGTTTGTCGGGCGCTGATCTGCTGGTCGGTCTACAACAACTCACGCCTGTACTGGACGCGCAATCGAAACAGCAGGCCGCGCAGCTCCAGGCGCAGTTCACGCACGAACTGAAACTGCAACAGTTGCAGGTCCAGAAGGACTCGTTGCAGGCTCGCATCGATGCCGCTAAACAGGCGTCCGAGGATCGGCAGCTGGGTATCCAGCAGCGGGCGGACGCCGCGCGCGAAGCAAACGCGATGCGCGGCGAGTCAATCGCGCTTCGCAAGCAGATAGCCGCACAATCGAACGGTGAAGACGCGAAGTTTTCACCGGACGACCTTAAGTTCCTCGCGGAACAGGCGCGGCAAGGTGACACGTCCGTCTACCAGAACCTCGGACGCGGCGCGCAAGGCGCGAAGAACATCATTGCGTTGCGACGCGAGGTCATGAAGCAGACGCGCGAAGCTGGCGGCACGGGCGCTGATGTCGCGGCGGCGAACGTCGGCTTCCAGGGTGAGAAGGCGGCGGCGCGCACCGGCGCGACCAAAGCGGCGAACGTCGGCATGGCCGTGGCTGAAGCGCAGCAGACTTTCCCGCTTGTACGGGAAGCGTCGGCGGCATTGCCTCGCGGTCAGTTTGTTCCGGTCAACCGCGCATTGCAGGCCGCACAGACCAACACGGGCGATCCGCGCGTGATCGCGCTAGGCACGGCGCTTAACACATCGGTGAACGCCTACGCGCGTGCGATCAGTCCCTCCGGCACGCCTACTGTGTCCGACAAGGAACACGCGCGCGAACTGCTGTCCACGGCCAACACGCCGGAGCAGTTGAATGCGGTTCTGAACATCATGGAAAAGGAAATGGCTGCCGCGTCGCGCGCGCCGACCGAAGTCATGGCGCGGCAGAAGGCGCGCGTGTCCGGCAGGCAGGAAACCACGGCTTCCGATACGGGCGCCCCGGTTCGCGTGTCGTCGGACGCAGATTACGCAAACCTGCCGTCCGGTACGGACTTCATCGCGCCTGATGGCTCGCATCGGAGAAAACCATAATGGCCGGCTGGCAAGACGCACCTTTGATTACAGCAGGCAGCAGCAAAGGAAAAGCGGCCTGGGAAGACGCGCCGGTTGTCGGTGCAGGCGCACCCCCGCCCACTCCGCCGGCGCAGCCTCCGCAAAGCATGGCGGAGTTTGTCGGCGGTAACCTGGCGAAGGGTGCGGCGCAAGTCGCGGGCATCCCGGCGGCAGTCGGCAGCCAGTTGCTTGCGGCTACAGAGACGCCGGGGGAAGAGAAGTTCCGCGCGCTCATCAAGGCACCCGCACCTAAGCGTTCGGACTCCGCTATGGCCGGTAGTCAGGAGCATATCGAAGACCTGTTGCGGCAGCACGGCGTCATTACGCAATCCGCTGAACCGCGCACAACGGCGCAGAAGTACGGCGCAGCCGCTTTACAGGCGCTTCCTTCTGCTGCCATTCCCGGCGGCGGGGCGTCCGCCTTGTCGCGCGTAGGCGCAGCCGTGGGCGGCGGACTCGGCGGCGAAGCCGGGCGCCAGATCGGCGGAACGCCGGGGCAGATCGCGGGTTCACTGATCGGCGGCGCGGCGGGTGGGATGGCCGGCGCCGGGCGAGGCATCCCGAAACCGCCTAGCGAAGCCGCGCGTGCGTCGCAGGCATCCGGTATTCCGCTTACGTTAGGGCAGGAGACAGGCAGTAAGGCGCTTACCTTCACAGAGAATACGTTGCGCGATCTATTCCCGTCCGCCGGCACCGCGCACGCGGACGAATTGGCACAGGTCACGGCGGGCGCGAAGCGCGTCGATGATCTCGCAAGCGCGATGGGCCGCGCGACTGCGGACCCGGAAGCAATCGGCAACCAGTTACGCTCATCCTACAAAAACACCGTCGAGAACATCGACAAGTTACGCAGTTCGCAGGCCGCAACCGACTACGGCGCGGTCCGTTCGCTGGCAGCGGGCAAGCCGGTTATCGGCTACAAAAACACGTTGGACACGCTGGACAAGATAATCGCGGAGAACAAAAACGTCCCGACCGGCGACGCGCCGAAGATCGTGAAGCAGGCGCAACAGGCAAAGGATTTGCTGGCGAAGCAAGGCACGGCCACGGTTGAGGACGCGATGAAGACGCGCAGCGCATGGGGGAAAGCCTCACGTCGCACCGGCAACGTGTTCTCCGACATTGACCAGAACGCGAATCAGGTCTACGCAAAGCGCCTGTTTGGCGCCATCAATCAGGATTTTAATGACGCCTCGAAAGGCGGAACGCCTATCGCGCAGGCTTTGGCAAAAGCGAACCAGAATTACGCGAAAGCTTCGCAATCGATCGATTTCATCAAGAAATCCGCGCTCGGAAAGCTGCTAGGTGAAGACGTGACTGACGCGGCCTTCACGGGCGCTACGGCGTCCACCAAGGCGCCGGAACTGATCGCAAAGCGGTATCTGAACATGAATCCGAGCGAGGCCAAATCGGTGACTTCGATTCTTCAGCAGCACGACCCTCAAACGCTTCAGGACGTGAAGTCTTTCGTTTTGCGGAATGGCCTGGAGGCGGCAAAGAATGACGTACCCGGCGCGCCACCAATCTCGTTCGCAAAGTTCCGCAAGGAAATCGACAAGGTACAACCTAAGCTTGCTGAAATGGGCTTCACGAACAAAGAGATAAAGGACATCAAGGACGTTACCGACACGATGGCGCGCGCGGGCGATAAGACGGGCGTCAACACGTCCAAGACTACGGGCGTCGCGCACCTTGCCAGTCTCCCCGCGCTCGCGATCTCGCACCCTATGGCGGCAGTCGGCGCCGTTGTGACGCCTTACGTTGCGTCCAAGGCGTTGCTGACGCAACAGGGCCGCGATCTGCTGCGCAAAGCCTACAGCGCGGCGAACGGCAAAGCGCAGTCGGCGGCAGTCGGCGCGCTGCGCGCGCAGTACGGACAGCCTATTGATCGCGGTGGTCGGACGAGCCCGCAACCCACCAGCACACAATTAGCATCACCGCCGCAATGATATCCAGCCAGGGGTTAAGGTTCATTTGCGGTAGTTTTCCCACGGGCCATGCACGATAGGCGCGTCTTGCCATGCGGGATGCGAAGCTTCGTGCCTCGTAAGCATGACGCCTAGCGTGATAGTCTGAACGAGTAGAATTGCGGCGAGTAGTCCTTTCATGGTGATCTCCCAGGTTGTTACGACCACTATAGCAAATGCAAAATGAAAATACTAGTGATTGATGTCGGTTCCAATGCGCTCGATCTCTGCATGCGCTGGCAGATGCAGGGGCACGACGTGAAGTGGTACGACAAACCCCGGCCTGACGGTACAGACCGCCACGCGGGGGAAGGCTTCGTGCACAAGATTCGCGACTTCAACGACCTCCGCAAAAAGTGGATCGGTTGGGCGGATCTCATCTATACGCCTGACAACGTTTCCTATCTCGATCTACTGGAGCCGTATCGCCGGATCGGCTACCCGATCTTCGGATGCAATCTCGACGCCGTAGAGTGGGAGCTTGACCGCGAGCACGGGCAGAAGATCATGGAAGAGTGCGGCATGCCGTGCATTCCGGGCAAGTCGTTTCATGACTACGATTCAGCTATCGCTTACGTAAAAAAGCAGGGTAAAGCGTTTGTCTCCAAGCCGTCCGGTGACGGCGAGCGGGCAATGTCCTACGTTGCGAACTCGGCGGCGGATCTGGTCTACATGCTTGAGCGATGGAAGAAGATCCCGAAATACGTCAAGTCGGCCAAAGAAGACGGATTTATCCTCCAGGAGAAGATTGACGGGATGGAGATGGCCGTGGGTGGGTGGTTCGGGCCGGCTGGATGGTCCAAAGCAGGATGGGTTGAGAATTGGGAGAACAAGAAACTGATGAACGGCGATCTCGGCGTGAATACGGGCGAGATGGGCACTACGGTGCGCGTCGTCAAAAAGTCGAAACTCGCTGACCAGGTGCTGAAGCCGGCTACAGAACATCTCCATCGCGTGGGGTACGTCGGCTACGTCGATGTGAATTGCATGATAACGCACGATGGAACCCCCTATCCGCTTGAGTGGACCATGCGCGACGGCTGGCCCATACGCCATAACCTCACGGCGCTCATTGAAGGCGATCAGGCCCAATGGATGCTCGATCTGGTGAACGGTCGCGACACGCTGAAGGTGAAGACCGATGTAGTCTGCATCTCGGTTCTCATGGCCCTGCCCGACTTTCCCTATTCGAAGATAACGAACAAGGAACTTTGCGGCATACCGATTTACAATGCGGAAGACATGGAACACCTTCATTTCTCCGAAGTCATGATAGGTGACGCGCCGCGCGAAGTGGGCGGGAAGGTGGTTAATCTTCCGGGTCCGGTGACGGCAGGGGACTATGTTCTGATTGCGACGGGAACGGGCGAAACGATAACTGGCGCGCGCCGCAGTGCGTACAGTGCCCTAAAAAAGGTAAAGATACCGAACTCTCCTTTTTACAGGACAGACATAGGAGCTGGCCGGCTAAAGAAGCAGTTACCAGACCTTCAGCGTTTGGGATACGGATTGGGTCTTTCTTACTAGGAGTCATGATATGCCTATGAAATCGAAAGCACAGAACCGCTTCATGCACGCTGCGGCCAAGGGTGCCGTCAAGGGCGTGGCAAAGGAAGTCGGCAAGAAGTTCGTCAAAGAGCAGGCCGGCAAGTCGCTGAAGGGTCTTCCTGAAAAGAAAAAGGCGAAGAAATGACTTCCCGTGCGCGAAAGAGCGGCCTGATTTCCGAACAGTCGATCAAGACCGCCCTGACAGAAGCCAAGGGCGACATCTTTCTGGCTGCGTGCGCGCTAGACTGTACCCCGCGCGAGCTTGATCTGTTCATCCGTCGCAGTGCCGCCCTCCAGTC